TTGCTAGTGGGGGTCTAATGGCTACATACGATAAAGGCGACCAAGTGCGGGTTACCGCCACGTTCAAGACAGCAGGAACTTTAACTGCTACAACATCTACCTGTACGCACCGTCTACCCGATGGTACTGATAGGAACCCTGCCCCGTCGATTGAATCAGGTAGCGGTACCGGTATCTACTATGCCGACATTTCCTTAGATCAGGTCGGTACCCACACAATCAAGATTGCTAGCACTGATGTTGTGGTTGCTGCCGAAACGATTGAGTTAGTGGTAGCGAAGTCGATCTTCGACCACTCTTAGACCACCACGGCCCGTGACTGATACTGCGGCAGAACAGCATGGCGGCAACGTCAGCAAAGTCAGGGGCCAGAAGACCCGCGAACTCTTCCTTGAAGGACTCGCGGAGCATGGCACCATCTCCAAGGCGTGCATGATAGCCGGTGTCACACGGTCGGCGTACGATAAGTGGCGTCAACGTATCCCTGAATTCAGTGAACGCGCTGACGCCATCAGAGAGAAGGCTCTCCGTGACGGTGGCAAAGAGGATTGGGACGGCACGTTCCAGAGTTTCCGAAGTAAGTATTTCGGTCATCTCTCCCCGTGGTTCCATATCAAAGCCATCGAAGCCTACGAGAACACGCCACCCGGTAACGTCACTTTGATCCTGTGGCCTCCTGAACACGGCAAAACTACGCTTGCCGAGGACTACTTCTGCTTCAAACTGGCTACCAATCCCGAGTTCAGGATCACTGTCGGATCTGAGGGACAGGACATGGCTCGCAAGATTCTTGGGCGTATCCGTTCTCGTATGGAGCCTCAAGGTCCGTTTCCTCGTTATGTGGCGAAGTATGGTCCGTTTGTGCCCCAGAACCAGTCTGGGCGTAAGACCGCACAGCCGTGGGGTGCTGACTACTTTAGCGTATACAAGAAGAGCAGGCATGATGAACGCGACTATTCGATGGTTTCACTGGGTTGGCGATCCAAGATTGCTGGTACCCGAACCGATCACCTACATATTGATGATATTCAGTCAAGGGTTTCTCTCAATCTGACCGAACAGATGTTCGAGATTTTCCGGCAGGACTGGTTGACCCGCCCCGGCGAGCAGGGCCGTACGAGCATCAACGGTACCCGTGTCGGTGAGGACGACTTCTACGAGCGGGTGATGGATCAGATCGACGGGGATATCCTGAGGGTGATTAAGTTCCCGGCGATTGTCACCAACGACAAGGGTGAACCGGAGCCGTTGTGGCCTGACTTCTTCTCAATGGAATCGTTGGACCGTATCCGTCGCAAGGTCGGTGAGGAGGCGTGGTCCCGTAACTACATGCAGGAACCCAGTTCGTCGGCTGCTGCGACCTTCGATGAGAAGTCTATTAAGAAGTGTTTGAACCCGTTGAGGTCGGTGAACCATGAACCCCCTGCGAACTGCTCTGTATATATTGGCGTTGATCCCGCTCTCGGTTCTAACAATTGTGTTATTGCTGCTACACCGCACGAAGGAAAACTTAAAATCCTTTTCGTTCGGGAAGACGTAGGGCTGACCCGCAACGAGCAGATTCTTGGCATCGTGGAAGATGCCGTGCTGCAATGCGGCAGGAACGGTAGCAGCGTGTCGGATGTCATTATCGAAGCGATGGTGTTCCAGAAGGGGCTATCCCGTGATGAGCGCCTGATTGAGATGACGCAGCGGTACGGTTTCAGAGTCAGGGAACATCTCACCGGGATGAACAAATACGATGAAACGATTGGCGTTCCGTCGATGGCGTTGTCGTTTATGCGCGGTGAGATTGATATTCCGTATGCAGAGGATCCTTCGACACGCCACCAAGCGGATCAGTTGATACGCCAGTTGAAGGCGTGGCGTCCGATGAAGCGCGGAACGAAACTTCGTCAGGATCAGGTCATGGCTTTATGGTTTATCTGGATTCTGTGGCGTCAACGCAAGCAGTCGTTTGATTTGGACACTTCACAGTTTAACTTTGGTGGACTACCGTGGGGATCAAGTGTGCCCGCTAGACAGGTGTTTTGATGTATACCTTTGATGAGATCGTTGGAATCGTCAAGCAGCGGCAGCAGAACGGATCCGTTCTACTGGAGCGCATGTTAGAAGTCAAGGAGCGGTATAACGGTGATTATGTTATTCCGATTCCTTCTATGGAAGGGGAACCCGTTCTCCCTCCGTTGACGCCTGCCCTTATCTCAGAGAACATTGACGCGGTGGCACAGCGGGCGGCATCAGTTATGCCGTTCATTGGTTGCCCTGCTGTTGATGGTTCCAAGGAGCGGGGTGTCCGGTCGCGCGAATACGCTGATATTAGGCGTAAGGCGTTGGCTGCGACATGGTACCAGTCTAAATACAAGGTAAAGATCAGGCGTGCTTATCGGCATCTGGCCGGGTATGCGACCGCATGCCTGATCGTTCACCCCGACTTTGATAAGGGTGTGCCCCGTATCGATGTGCGTGATCCCCTTGGCGTGTACCCAGAACCCAAGTCCTATGAGAATGTGGATCCGCCAGCCAATTGTGGATTTATTTATGGCAAGTCCGGTCAGTGGCTACGCAGCCACTACCCGGCTGCTCAGTCAGAGAACGGTGGCCCTGTTGCTCCTGATGACAGGAGCAGTCAGGAACTCTGGGATGTGGTCGAATGGGTTGACTCGGACCACATCGTCATTGGTATAATGGGTCCGCGTTACGAACACTACAATCAGGTTTACGGGCATCACTCTGCGACTATCGAACTGTCGCGTGCGCCAAACAAGGCGGGGATGCCGTGTGTCATTACCCCCGGACGAGTAACGCTAGACAGGATCGCATCTTCTATCTCTAACGTCGTCGGCATTGTCGATTTGATGTCAAAGATGATGGCGTTGGAGATTATGGCGACAGAGAAGGCGATCTTCCCTGACCGCTACATTATTGGTCGGTCGGGTCAGGTGCCGATGATTGTCGGCGGCGAGTGGAAAGACGGACGCGAGGGACAAGTAAACGTTCTGCTTGACGCTGAACAGATCGGTGAACTCCGGTCGGCACCTGATCCGTCCACCAATATTGCAATTGATCGATTGGAACGAAATGCACGGATCTCTACCGGAACAGTACCTCAAATTGGTGGTGAGTCATACGGGGCTTTGCGTACCGGACGCGGTATCGACGCGCTCATGGGTGCCGCTTTGGACCCGCGTATTCAGGAAATGCAAGAGATTATGGAGGCTCACCTTCCATTTCTGAACGAATGCATCCTCGCCTCCTATAAGGGTTACTTCGGTGGTAAGAAGTTCTCCATGTTCACCGGGTACGCCGGGGACTTCGGACAGGTTGACTTCACACCGAATGAACACTTTGAAATCTTCGACAACGTGGTATCACACTCCATCCCCGGCGCGGACGTACAGGGCACTACAATCCAGTTGGGGCAGTTGCTTTCCATGAAGGGCATCAGCCTCCGCACGTTCCGCACCAAGCATCCATTTATTGAGGATCCAGAGATGGAAGGACGCCGTGTCGATGAGGAGCAGTTGGAGGAGGCCGTTATGGCAGCCATCCAGCAGCAGGCTTTGTCCGGTCAGTTGCCGGTGGTGTATGTCTCTAAGATTGAGAAGCACCGCAAGAAGGGTCTGGACATCTTTCAGGCCATCGAAAAGGCTGACGAGGAAGTACGAGCAGAGCAGGCTGCTATAGCCCCCGGCCCTGAAGAGGGGATGGCTATGGCACCTGAGCAGGCGATGGGTTTGGCAGGAGGACCGGCAGGCATGGCACCGCAGGGGGCACCACCTACGGGTGAGTTCTCACCGGGGGCAGCCGAACAGTTGGTTAGCGCATTGAGGGCTGGCTGATGCCCCGCGTACGCAGGACACAGGCACCGCAGACCCCCGGCTTGGAGGCTGGTGCCGCGTATGGTGAGGTCAGTGACAACTTGCAGGCCCAGCAGGCTATTCCGTTGCCGCAGAAGCCGCCTGCTGGCGGCGGGCCGATGCCTGCTGTTGCGGCGGCACCGCAGGCCCCGGCGGCACCACAGGCATTGCCAGTAGAGGCAGCACGGGGGTTCACCCCGAAGATCACACCGTTGATGGCTCCCGGCGAGAACCGTCCCCTGCCTACGCCGATGATCGCTCCTACTTCTAAGCAGCGGTCAGGAGAGTTGCTTCAAAGTTGGGCTGCGGCTACTGGTGATCCGATCATCATGTCTGCCGCATCCCAGTTGACGGGCCAGTAATAATGACTATTACCCCTGTTCGCAGGGAACATCTCTTCTTGGGGAGCGCACCCCGGTCTGCGTTCAACGATGAGATTTATGGCCGTCGAATGCAGTTGCTTCTAGGGACTGGCGCGAGCCGGTTCCTTGACGTTGATACGGATTCGATGGTTGCTGCTGCGATGGGGCCGTTGTCCGATGAGGACATGGTTGACCAGTTTATCGGGGCGGTCGATCAGGTTCAGTTCAATGAGATGAAGAAGCGTATGGAGGCTTTGCCTACGCAGATGCAGACCGGTGAGTTCGTTGGGTTGACTCCGCAGGTTCAGCGGTTGTTGCGTGGCGCCGGGTATGAGTTGCCGGAGGAGAAGGATCCAGACGGGTTGCTGCATCGGATATTTACTTGGGATATTCCCTTGTTGCCGGAGGAGCATTTCGGTAATCCGGTGAAGATTGGTATGGCTCCTATCCGGGCTATGGGGTTTGTGGCGGGCAAGGTTGCCAGCAATGTGTGGGAAAACCTTGTGATGAAGCCGTCACGGTTCGCTACGCATACTGGCCGTTCGTTGGCGTATCTGGCGGAGCGTGGTGGGGCTGAGTTCTCCAATCCTGCTGATTGGAAGGAGGCTTGGGATGCCAGCCAGTTGGAGGATGGTTCCTTCTACCGGATGACGACCAATGCCGCTATCCAGCGGGTTGGTGGGTTGCAAACTAAGTTGTTGAAGTTGTGGATTCGTGAAGGCCCACAGGGCGTCTACAACTATTTTGAAACGATTGGCGAGGGTCAGGATCAGGCGCAGATCACCCAGATGTACCAGAACTGGTATGAGCGTCTGGCTGACAATGACATGGTTCAGGCGTTGGAGATCCTTGAGAGCGGCAGGTTGACGCTACCTGATGCGTCTGTGCGTGCTTGGAACAAGGTTATGCCGTGGGATGTGCGGCCCGGTACCAAACCGGCGGTGGTTATCGGTGTCGCCGGGTCGTTGGCTACGGAGATCCTGTTGGATCCGTTGACTTGGGTGGGGGGTTTCTACGGGAAGATAATGAAGGCGGCGCGTGCCGGTGTACGCGGTGGGCAGGGTGTTGACACGGTTGATTTGTGGCGGCGTATTGCTATAGCAGAGAATGCCAATAGTCGCATATGGATGTCGCCAAGGTCGTTGACGATAACGAATGAGGTCACCGGGGAAGCCACTAATGCTGCTGCGGAGGTTCGCAAGTGGATCGATGGTGCTGGTTGGAAGACATTGGCTGCCACGAATATCAATGTTCGCGCTCAGGCCCGTGCGATCAACAAGTTGAATAAAAGGATTACTGATGCGTTCGTAGAGTTGGATGTGCATGATGCGTTGAAGGCCGCTAACCCTGATTTGAGTTGGGATGAATGGAAGATCCTAAAAGCGGAAACATTCGGCAGCGGGACACAACTTGATTTGTTGTTAAGGGATCTGCCTGCGCTGAATCTTGTCATAGATGATATGAAACTGTGGCACCGGGCACGACGCAGGGGGCGTCTGTCGGTCGTTGACGATACCGGTGAAGTAATCCACCGTAGTGGCCCTCCGGGTGTAGGCGAAACCCCGCTCCCAATTCAGAATACTCAGTCTACCCTTGCACATGAGCAGGGGTACTGGGACTTCCTCAAAGACAAAGAGGGGTGGAATGCTCTTGCTACGAAGTTGGGTGGCGTAGACCCGGAAGCGATGTGGCTACCCAAGATCGGTGCGTTCGGGTCGGGTTGGATGAAAAGCAAACGGTACATGCGGAGTATTGTCGATTTCGATAAGTTCCCGGTAGAGATCCGTGCCGATATGGCACGCATGACCTCTCAGTATCTTGCGAAGCAAACAAACTATGTTCATGGCCGCATCTGGGACGACATCCAAAGCGGTGCCATCGGTCTAAGCGATCTGGGTAAGGCTATGGATGAAGAAGCCTTGTATCGGATTCTGGATGAACCTGCCTTAGATGTGGGTATGGGCACTAAAGCAGTTGGAGATATAGCCGATAACCTTCGTATCGAACCGGGCGACGTTATGAAGATCGAAGAGGCCCGTGTCCTCCACCAGAAGAACGCTTCACAGATCATCCTTGAAGACGGCGAACTGTCCGATCTGCTGCACTGGTATCAGAACAACGGATACGAGGCCCGTGGTGGGCAACTGGTATTGAAGGATACCCGCGACTGGTTTAAACCATTTGCGGGCGCACGCAAGGCTGCTGCCAATGCCTACAAAAATAGGATTCACCCACCGGGCAGCATGAATGCTGAACTGGCTTGGGCTGAAGCGGTCGGTGTCGATGATGCGCTCATAGCAATGGGGAAGGCCGGTCTTGCTGGCGTGTTCTATTACCCGGCGAAGTTGGCGGAGAAACTTACAACCTACATTCCCCGTAATACCTTCCTAGATGTCACTGATTCCCATACGGCGATCAGCGAGTTCACTGCTTTGGCTGATATGGGCATCATGTCGGGCATGTCCCGCACCCAGATCGACAACTATGTCCGCACGTTTGTGATGGGTAATGAGTCTGAACGGTGGCTTGTTCAAAACGAGTTCTTCATGGATTTCATTGGTCGAAGCGGAGCGTTGGTGCATGGTGGCCGTGACGTACAGGAATTCATCCAACGGTTTATCCGGTACGGCCATCAGCGGTATGCGAACGTCGCGGATGATGCCGTCAACGTCAATGGTGTCAATGTCCGTCGGGCAATCATGTCAGGCCCGGAACACGCTGCACAGTTGGCATCAGCGAATGTGCTACCCAACTATCGGGAACTCGCTGCCATAACCCGGTACATGGGCTTCTACCGTTGGGCCGGATGGGGTATGCACCTGCCAGCGGTGGACAAGTTCCTTGCCCGCACATGGCGTCCGTCGGTGCTGTTGCGGTTGGGGTATGTGGCTCGTAACGGTGGTGAGGAGATGTTGTCGTGGTGGTTGCGTGAGGGGCCACGCCAATGGGCGAATCAGAAGTTGGCAAAGTCGGCGCTTGGTAAGCACATTGTATGGGATGAGTACGGTAGGAAGGTATTGAAGGATCTTAAGCCTGAGGAACAGTTGCCGATAGTTTGGCGTCCGTTCTCTCGGGTATGGCGTTCCGTTAATGAAGTCGCTGGTGTGGGTGATTATGCGATCACAAGGAAGGCGCTGAGGGAATCTATTGAGACTAATAAGAATTGGCGGTTCGTTGGTGAGGATCAGCGGAATGCGATCTTTGAGAGTACGAGAGAGATCATCAAGTCGAATGCGGAATCAACGATAGTTGGTGGGACTTCCCGCCGGTTGTTTGAGTTGGCTGATGCTCAGGCTGCCCGCTTGAGCCACATATTCCATCTGTCTGCTGAGGCGGCAGGTATACCGACAAAGCAGGTATTGGCAAAGTTTGTTGGTAGGCGCCTTCTTATGGATAAGAAACATGATGAACGGGTTCGGGTCATTCAGGCTTCATTGACGAACCCGACGATTATCGATGCCCAGATGAAGGACATTCTGGGAACCTTCGATACTTACCTTAACTTTGAAAAGAACAGCATGGATGCTGTGATGCGGCAGGGTGGGTTCGGTTCTCCAATCTACAGCAACCTGAAGTTGCCGATGGACTACGGAGCCACCGAGTTCCGGTGGGTGACAAATGCTCCCGGTAGTGATCTACTCGCTGTCGATAAGAGTATCGCGGTCGCGCAACGGCTTCACTATATGTCAGACGATCCGGCCCACAGGATGTACCTGAGGGAGTTGTCTCTGTATTCGTCTGTTCAGCAGGAACAGGTATTCAATGATTTTGCGGTGGCGTTGGACTTGGTTGTTGCCGAAGGTGAGTCTTCG